GTAGAGGATGTCGCCCGCGTTGAACGCTGTCGTGTCGATGCCTTGGATCGCGCCCCAGACGGTGCAATAGCCCTGCTGCCCACTGTCGGGCAGGTCGTGCGCCATAACGCCAAGGATGTACAGCGACGGCTGCGAGCCGTCAGCGAGATACGGCGCCACGGCCAGCGTGTTGCCGGTGCCGACGCCCGCGAAGCCCACGACCGTACCGCGAGGGATCGTGCTGCCGGTCTGGTTCTCCACGCGAGCGTACAGTTCCAGCCCGATCTGCTGGACCACGCCGTAGTTCATGCCGAGGTCAAGCGTCGCGTCTGTCCCGCCCCACGCCAGCGTGCCGGAGGAATACGCGACCGGCGGCGAGGGTGTGTTGTCGAAGTTGATCCGGCGAACGTTGTCAAAGTTGACCGAGTCCGCTGACGTCGCGTCCGTCTGGAGGTTGACGAAGAAGCGATACCACTCCCGCGCCATCAGCCCTGTGGCGGCGTCCAGCAGCGGCACCCGCGCCGCCGGGATCTGGGTGTTAGCCTCAGCCACTGGTCGGACTCAGTTGCAGTTCAGCGCCCAGCAGCGCGATCTTGACCGGGTCAGTCCCGCTGACCTCGTACACGCGGTCGCGCAGCTTGAGGGTCATGCCCAGCCGCCGCCAGATGACGCGGTGGCTGTGCTCGCCGATGCGGCCCATCTCCCGCCAGTGCTCATTGCTCCAGGTGTGCCCGCCGTCGTCGCTCCAGCGCAGCATGACGCGAGGCAGCGCCCCAACCGTAGCCACCGAGTCGAGGATGTTGATGTTGATGTCCGACTCGGTCGCCAGCGGCGTGGAAACTGCCACCGGATAATACTCGGTATAGAACAGGTCGCCGTCTTCGGAGCTCAGCGTGTCGCCGCTCTCCAGCAAGAGGTATTCGTAAACCTCGGGGCTGTCCTCGGTCGCAAGGTCGATGAAGTCGAACTCGTCGTTGCCGTTCAGCCCGACGCCCGTCTCGCAATCGAGTTGCAGCGCGTGGTGCGCGGTACGGTTCAAGTTGTTCTGGCCCGTCGGCAGCGCCCGCCAGGACCGCACCCACTTCTGGATCTCGCCCGCGTCCGAATGGACGTCCATGTCGAAGGCGTAGACCTTGCCGTTTTGGTAGTCGCCTACCAGCACTTCGCCGTTGTACGCCATCTGGCAGTTGCTGCGGTGCCGCCCCAGCCGGTTGGTGATCCAACTGGCCCGCTCATGCCACGCCCCAGTCGCCACGTCGAACACCCAAGTAGCGTTGGCCGTCGGGAACGTCAGCACATAGAAGGAATGCCCGTCCTGCTGGTAGGTGTAGCCGATGGCATCATCGATGCGACTGTAGCTCTGAATCTGCCACTCGATAGCGTGGGTGCTGACCCGCGTGCCGGTGTAGCCGTTGCTGCGGTAGACGATGCCCTTGCCGCGAGCGTCTGCGCCCAGCCAGAACAGCGCGTTGTCGAGCTTGGCGACTGAGTACGCCGCAGCGCAACCGAGTTCGTTGAACGCACCCTGAATCCGCTCCAGCGGAAAGTCCACGCCTCCGGCGTTGTACCAGACCTCGACCGAGGACGTGCCAAACAGCCACACCTCGCGGTGATCGACAATCAGCGACACCAGCCGGTCAGGCGATCCTTCGGCGCTGGCGAAGTCCAGCGGATCGACCGAAGTGCCGTCGAGCAGACTTGTCACCCAGAACTTCTGCGAGTCGGGCTGGCTGAAGACGAAATAGCCGTCCAAGAACGAGACCGTCTTCGCGCCGGGGAAGTCTGGGTCGGTGATTTCCTGAAAGACGCCTGTCGTCGCGTTGTAGATGTAGCTCTTCGGATCGCAGGCGACGAACAACTGGTCGCCGTTGTCCGCCATGCTGACCGGCCCCGAGCCGCTGACCGTGCCGAGCAGCGTGACGTTGTAGTACTGGTCGATGCGGTACAACTCCACGCCGCTGACGACGTAGCCAAACCCGCCGTAAGCCAACATCCCTCGGATCGGCCCGGCACCCACGGTCGTCACCAGACGCAGGCCCGGAGCACGGGTCAGGAACGCCGCCTCCTTGCCACCCTCGGCGAGAATTTCCGGGTACAGGTTCACCATGCGGTTGTCCGCAGCGTTTACGCTGCGGGCCACATAGCTGGAGCCGAGGAACGGTGTCTTCATACCCTAGCGGTGCGGGGCAGGACGGCCATGTAAGCGCCAATCGGCACAAAGTTGGGCCGCAGCCGCCCGTTGGCGAGGGTAACGCCGGAGACGTAAGTGCCTGCGGTGGCGACCGGCGACGAACTGCGTATGCTGCCGTCGGAGTTCAACTGAGGGTCCGCGTACACCGTGCCGGTGCCCGCAGATATCGCAACATTTGATGCATCCCGCACAGCCGTCGTGACTTGATAAAAGTCGTTGTAGCTGTCCACCGCCAGCGCCCCGCGCCGGATGCCGGTGTTGAAGCCGACAATGATGTTGTTCCGGTAAAGGTTGGCCGCGTTGCTGGTGTTGTTGCGGATGGCAGCGTCGGCTACGTCAGTGCCCGCGATGCGCCAGATGACGTTGTTCTGCACCACCATGCCGTCGAACGAACCCCATACCGCGCCCGTTAGCGCCGTGCCGCCGCCTTGAATAATGACGTTACCTTCAACGCGCGCGTTCGCAACGTTGATGAACACGCCAGAGCGCCATGTCTGGATGAAGTTGTTGCGAATGACGCCGGGGAGTGATAGATAGATGCCAGTGTGATCTACGGAACCGTCAACAAAATAACCGTTGCAGATATTGCGCTCAATAATGGCAAAGCCAGTGCTGCCCCCGTCTTGAATGATGCACTGTTTCGTGTCCTTGTTCGTGTGATCGAGGTTGTTGTCGTAGATGTGAAGAAGGGCGATGTTACCGTTTGCGGCAACGCAGTCGCCAGTCGTTGTGTCGAGCGACGTATTTTTAACGGTGTTTCGGGCGATAATTACCGTCCCGGTGCAAACAATAGAGATGCCGTCGTTTGCAATGCCGTCGATTTCGTTGTCAGTTACCGTAACCGTGCCGGTCAGCGCCGTTGACGAACCAACAACAACAAATCCTTCGTTGCCTGCCGCTGTCCCGCGAATCTGCGTAGCCTTGCAGCGCCGCACAGTCAGATTCGCAACGCCCGATCCGTAGATGATGTGGCAGTTGTTGGTGTTGGCGAAGTGCAGATCCTCGAACACGCAGTCGGAAGTGAAAAACCGAAACAACCGTCCGCCAGCCGAGCCAGTGTAATTCGCACTAATGATCGGCATTGCCCCGGTACCGTAGGCGCCGAAACGAATTTGCCGGTTGACGGTGAAAGCGTCCCCCGGAGTGCTGGGTGTGTTGCCCCACGACGGCGTGTACGTCGTGCCGCGCTTGAAAAGGAACACGTCGCCGTTAACGTAGCCTGCGCTGGAGAAGTTGGCAGGCAGCGCGTTAAATGGCGACGACTCGGTGCCAGAGCCGTTAGGCCCGCTCGGGTCAACGTAGTAGGTCGCCATTAGGTGAACGCCCCCACCGCCAGTATGTAAATTTGCGCCATTGTTCCGACGCAAGTGATGTTAATTTTCCAGCCGCCGTTCTTGGATTCGAGACACCCGCCGGGTGCCGTGAACGTCGCTCGCGCCCCGTCTGCAAGGGTCGTAAACGATGAGGTGTCGAGAACCGTCAAGGCTGTTGATCCGTCCTTGATTGAAAACGCCGTGAATGGATCGCCGCTATCGTTGAAGACGGTAAACGCGAAGAGCTTGTCTCCGGCTGCACCAAGGCTACCGATAGCGATGTCGGCTGCGCTCGTTGCGCCGACTGCGGTGACATAGGTACCGGGCGACGAAGTCTCCAGTACGCCGAGCGACTGGTTCTCGCCCGTAATCAGGGTCGTCAGGTTTACGGGATAGCCGGTGCTCATGCCAGAACCTCCAAGGTGACCCCTGCCGGGTAGGTGGCTCGCATCTCGACAGCCGCGTCGCCCAGGTACGGGAATTCGATCTGATTAGTGGCGCCGGAGACCGTGTAGGTCTCAACGGCAGTGGTGATGGTGCCCAGCCGGTCACGCGAGTCCACAGTGATCGTACCCGTACCGACCAGCCTCAGCCGAAAGATGGACGGAGCGCTGATCCACTCACCAGAGAAGCTAACGCCGTTCCATGTCGTCTGCCCCCGCGCCGCGAGGATGAACTGATCGACGGTCGTGCGTTCCGTCGCCCCGCCCTGCACCAACGGCACTAGCTCGTCGCCAGTCAGGGGCGTCGAGGCGACCGGCAGTTGAGAGATCTTGATGTTTGCCATAGCTCAGGTTTGCTCAAACGGGGAAAGTTTTTTGGCCATAGTAGTTACGCTAAAGTCCACACGCCGATGACCGCCACGACCAGCGCCACGTTGCTGGTCTTGGAGTAGAGGCAGCCGCGAAGTTTGTAGAGGAAGTCGGTCATGGTGAAAATTTCACGCGGTTTGAATCGGTAGGGTCGTACCAAAAACGCTTAGAACCTGCACCGGGATCGGACGACGGAAGCAAATTAAGTTGCAAACCAGACCCATCAAACAGCGCATACTGCGTCAGCGTGCGCGGATTTACTCCAGCAGCAGCAAAGAAAATTTTGATTTGACCACTTGTGTCCATGTAAATAGCAGCGCCATTTTTCGACGTATCGTCCAGATTTCCGGCCGTTCCAGATGTGAGGGTCAGGTTATTTGCGGAAACCAAAATATCACCGTCGTATGGCAAACCAAATCTGTGAACTGTACTAAAGCCAGAGTTTCTTAACGCGTATCCTGGAAGCGATCCGTAACGCCGCATTTCATCAGCGCCGCCGGTGATGTTCTTATCGTCAAACACGCAGCCAGCAGACGGCGTTCCAATGAGGTAATTGGAAGTCGTTACATTGGCGGTCTGGTTCCCAATAGACACAATGTCTCTATTTGATGCACCTTGCAGCACATACACCTGACCGCCGCCGCTGATTTCAAAGTCACCACCCAGACAGGTCAGCCCGGCGACGTTGGTGAGATCAAAGAAGTTGCCGTTTCCCTGAATAATCGGCTGCAAAAAAGTTAGCGCAATAGCATTGGTTGCGACAACTGATGTCAGACTGCATCCGGTAAAGGTAAGCGTCGTTGTTTTCTGCGGAATGGTTGCGCCAATCAGAACCTTGCCGCCGATGAGGTTGTCGTAGGTGCTGACGTAGGCGCCGCCGTAGGATCCCGTTGGACCAGGAACTCCGGTATAGGTGGAATAAACGCGAAGGGTGTAGCTGGAAGCCGCTTCGCCAGCAATATCGACAGCCACGTTCTTAATCGACACATACCAGCCGCCGTCGTGGTTGATGCCGACGACGTTGGCGACATTGTTTAAATCGAGCGTCAAGTTCCAGTAGTTGCAGCTAAGAGTCTGGTTATTGAAGATGAGAGCAGTGCAACCCGTGTGAGCCTTAAGAATTGACTTTGCCGTGCCCTCAACCGCTGAATTATTGGCCTGAATGTGAAAAAGATAGCCAGTAAGATAAGCGTGAATTGTGGTGGCGCCAATTTGCCACTTGACAGGCTTAGAGCAAACAATGGACGACGTAATTTTGTATCCAGTTGCATCAGGGACAACGATCACGCCACCGGTTGAAGGCAGAGCCGCATGAGCCGCAACAAACGCTGCTGTATCGTCAGCCACCCCATTACCGACAGCACCAAAGTCTTTGACGCTAACAACGTCGCGCAGCTTGTCTTGAATCGTGCGCGTAACCGCGCTAGTGCCTGCGGGTAAAAAGCCCAACTGAGCCACGGACGCTTTTTTGGTGGCGCCGCCCTGCACGACAGGCAGCACATCCGTAGACGCGACCGGCGAAGTAACTGCGGGCAGTTGAGAGATCTTGACGTCGGCCATTAGTATGATCCGGCGTAGATGTTATACCGGCCCCGCCGCGCCACGATGCTGTAGGGCATCGACATGACGTCGTCGGGGAAGTTGACCCGCTTGAGGTTACGCTTGCTGGTCATAGCGATCCGCTGCACGGTCGGCGGCGGCTCGATGCCAAACTCGTTAGCGATCTCGCAGGCGAGGCTGTACTTGAAGCAGCGCAGGTATCCTGGCGGGAACCCCAGCGTCGTCGCTGCGTTGACAGGCTGGGTCAGCGGCTCCACGGACACGAAATGCCACTCCAACGGCCTTGTGGCCACCGGGTAGATGGTCATCTCGATGTCGGGGTTCGTGAAGTTCGGCCATATGACCTGCGGGTAGGTTGCCGTAACCGTTTTGAGCGCGATGCCGTTGTACTGCTGCTGGTTGATGATCTTGATGCCGTAGCTCAGACCATTCGCCGGATCGCGGAAGTAGGTGGCGTCGTCGAGCGCCACCGGGCGAGCGCCTACGAAGTCGCCCGTCGGGCCGAGTGTGCGCGTCGCCGCGCCTTGCGGCCAAGTGAAGATCTGGTCTCGCGTGGCATAGACCGCTAGCCGCTCAAGGTTCCAGCTATCGATCATCTGCTGCATCGCCGCGAGAGCGTCTTGTGTCGTCGCAGCGGAGGGCACCTCGCCTTCGGCTAGTTGCCCAATCAGGCGCAGCGCCGCGTTAATCTGGTCCCCGGCGGTTGTGCTCATTGGTCACCCTCGGTCGGCCACGCCGCGCCACGACAAGCTCGTTGGGCGCAACTTCTTCGCCGGGAGTATACCGCTCCCAGCCGTTTTTCTCATCTGCTTCCGCCTCGGCTTCGGCAATGGCGATCTTGTTGCCGTGCTGCGGATGCTTCAGGTAGATGGTTGCCAAAGATCGCCTCCTGGCTGCTGACGAAGGTAGATGTGGAAGTTGCCCGAGTAGGACTTGTCCGGGTTGTGGTGGTCAAGTTGCAGATCCGGCACCAGCCAGATGTCGCCGCCAATCGCTTCCCAGCGGCGGCAGAAAGCGTAGTCCTCACCCCACCAGACGCCTTCGTGCGCCCCGTGATTGAACAAGTCCACACTCTGCCGGTACTTCTCGCCGTAACACAGTTCCGGGTAGGCAGTCATGAAACGATCCACGGCCTTGTCGGTAACCTTCAGAAAACCCGCTGGCACCAGTTTCGCCTTGATGGCGCCGTCCTCGCGCACGATGGGGTAACCGTCGTGCGTGCTGTGGATGGTGCTCATGTAGGACACGTCATCGGACTTGAACCGATACGTTCCGGCCACGACGTCGCCCTCGGTCTGCACCAGCGTCAGCAGATCCTGCGGGTTCCACGACAGATCGTGGTCAATGAAGACGATGGTGTCGGCCTTAGCGTCAAGCGCCTTGCGCAGCATCGTCGCCCGCGCGGCGCTGATGTACGGGTTGCCGACCTCGTTGACCATCTGGTGCTCAATGCCCGCAGCGTCTAGCAGAGGCACGGACGCCTCGATGCTATCGAGGCACTGCTGATAGGGACGGCGGATGGTAGGAACGCAAAGGACGAGTTTCACTTAGCCGCAATTGCCATAAGGTTGTAGTTTTCCATGCGCTGAACAAGAACGCTTGAAAATCCTGCTCGCTCCAGCGCCGTGCGCAGCGTGTTGGACGTAAAGCCTGTGTGGTGCGCCATGTGCGGCTGGATAGGCAGCAAACTGCGCAGCCCGTAGATCATATCCAAGCCGGTTATGGGGCCGCACGGGGCGTTAAGAAGAACATCTTCGGTCGGGCGAACGTCTTCTAAGTCCGGCACAAAAATGACCGCAAACCCTTTGTCACTTAAGACACGATGAAATTCGCTGAGCGCCGTCTCTACATCATGCGGGTAGAGATGCTCCAGTGAATGGCTACTGTAGACCGCGTCAAACGGGCCGACGTCGCCCATATCCGTCATGCTGGCCACAATATCCGGCGCATGTCGGGTATCAATATCCAAACGCACTTCGTTAAAGTGCCCTTGCGCCCACTCGGGGATGGGTTCGCCCCCACAACCGACGTGCAGAAGCGAACCCATAGGCGTTACGCCGTGCCTTTCCACAAACCAAGAGCCGTCAGCGTTGCAGCAACTTCAGCCGCAAACACCGACAGATTTGTGGACACTGAGATGTACGACGCTACCGACACCACAGACGCGGCCTGAACGGCGGCAGCCCGCTGCGCAGCAGGGGCCTTGCCGTAGAAGCCAATCGTCCCGCCACTAACGCCGACTTTCAGGCCCTCAGCGGTATTGCCATCACCGACTTGGTACCCATCACCAACCATTGGAAGTCCCATGTTTCAAATCTCCTATTAGGCCGAGCCTTTCCACAGGCCCAGCGCAGTGAGGGTAGCCGCCACTTCAGCCGCAAATTCAGCAACTTTGGAGGCCGCGCTCATCACAGATGATGCGGACACAACGGACGCCGCTTGGATCGACGCAGCACGCTGCACGACAGGCGTCTGGCCATAAAACCCGACTTTGCCGCCAAGGGCAGGAGCCTTGCCGATGGTGGCATCGTCAAGATCCTGATCCTCGTAGGCTACGCCGATAGGCTTAGTGTAGGACATGGTTTACCCCCAAACGCGGACGGCCATTTCGGGACGAATCACCTTGTAGCCGTACAGAACGTCAATACGGCACGGCAGGCGGTCGTTGTTGATGTCGTACTGACGCACGATCCGCATGGAGATGCCGTTGTGGACCTGACGCGAGGCCATATCGACGCCTTGCGGCATGATAAGGTCGGCGGTGGCGAAGGTGATGGCGTCGCGGTGATAGGCCATGTTCTGCGGATACTGCGACGCAGCCGAGCCAAGCATCGTGATGTCAGCATCGTTAGCCGGGAAGGCGTTAACGGTGGCCAGCGGGTGCGCAGCGGTGTACAGCGCAGGGGCGAACTTCAGCGTGCCGGTCGTGGTCGCGGTCAGATCTTCCGTCACCACAAACTGCTGGAGCGAGCCAGTGGACTCACGAGTCTGCGGGTTGACCGCAAAAACGCTTTGCATGGTGAACACATCGCCAACTTTCCACGTCTTCGCGGAACCCGTGAAGGTAATGGTTAGCTGCGAGGTTCCCTGCGTGGTCGTGGTGCCGTCAACTTCAATGGCCGTACCCCAGTCGCCCGTGGTATGGACCTTCATCGACTGCGACATGGCCAGCTCCTCGAAGCCAAGGATGCCTTCGCCCATCAGACCCGACTTGAACTGACGGGAGATGGTGCTGACCGGGTTGAACAGGCCCTTCATGCCTTCCACCAGACCGGCGTTCGCAGCCGGGTTGACGGTCAGGTAGCGCGGGCTGGCGACCGCAGCCGACTCGTTCATCTTCTGCTGGGCCTGAAGCAGTACCAGCGAGGTCGCAGGCGTGGTGCCCGGGGTGCCGACCGAGTGGAAGATGTTTCGATAGGCGTTGGCGACGTCAGCGTCGATGCTGGACGCAAGCTGAGAGATCCTCGGCTTGAGCACTCGGTCGGCGAAGTCGTCAAGGGACATCGTAAGCTCAGCGGTCGTGAAGTTCACGCCGATGTGCTTCTGGCTGTCCACGGTCAGGGTGACCTGCTGCTGGCTGACGTCCTGCACTTGCAGGGCCGCGCCATCAGTCACCAGAGAGCGGTCCGGCAGGCGGATACGCAGGCTGGAACCGATCTTGGCGCCTTCGATGGCGAAGCTGTCATCGTAAGCGCGGTTGACGTTCCGCGTAATAACCAAATTGTTTTCCAGGCCATATGTTCGCCAAGGTTCGCTACGCCTTGACCGCCCTTTTGGGGCTGCTGCATGTCGCCATGCAGAGCAGACTATCTCTTCACCCTTTTGCAAGGGGCTGTGCGCTTCGGGCCGCTTGGCCCTACTCCCTTTCGGGATAGTCGTTACACCTTCTGTTGATGAGGGCATACGCCGCCGTTTTTGTGTTTACCGACCTGACAATTCATGCACAGAACTTGGTACCCCGAAGGAAACCCGCTCTTGCGTAACCAACGATAAAAGCCGTAGCCCGAGCCAGAGTATTTACCCGACTTGCGCTCTTCGGCCCCATCGTTGTTGATGTGGTCGATGGACAAAAACAAGCGTTCGGTTTCACCACAGCACGCGCATCTGTATCCACCGTAAGCAGTGAACACTTCGTCGCGGCACTGAGCTTGCGCTCGTTTTGTCTTTGCGGATTCCGCAGCCCGTATGGCTGCTTCTTCCTCTGGACTAGCGTTTGCAAGTTTGCGGTTGCGCCATTCGCGAGCATGGCCCCGGGACTTTTCCAGGTTTGCTGCTCGCCAATCACGCATCCGCTGGTTGAACCGTTCGCGGTTTCGCTCACGATACCGAGCAGCAGCTTCGCGGTTTTTTGCTTTGCGTCGCTCATTGGCATCGTCAGCACCCTTATCATCAGCTTGGCTCGGTGTTTTCATGTAATCATTCTACATGAGGTCCACCGAATTCACACAGTTATTTTTCTTGGGGTTACCCCCAAGGGAGACCGGTTAGTTAATCTCCAACGCTTTCCTGGTAATCATGTCGATTGTGAGAAGCGAATTACTCATTTGCCTTTCCTTTCAAGGAGTTAGCGTGCGCGTTGCTTAGCTTCCCACGCCTTGATCTGGCGCAGGCGCTCCTGTTCGATCCACTGGCTCGTCGTCAGCGTCTTCAGCGAACGAGGGTCCGTGGTGTCGTAAGCCGGAGCGCCGCTTGCCCGTGCGCTGACAGGCGCAATCGGCGGGGGCGCGTTCGTTGTCTTCTTGACCGGGGGATTGTCAGCCAACTTGGCCTCAATCTTGCCGATCTCCCGAGCCTGCAACAGCGGCGAGAGTTTGGAAATGCGCTCAGCCTCTTTCGGATTGGAGCCGAGGTGATATGCGATCTCGGGGCCAATGTCCGACGACTGAATCGTCTCAGCCATCACGTTTGAGATCGGCAGACGGGTGTTGTAGACGACCTGTTCAAAGTCGTCGTACCGCTCCCGCGCCTTTTCTTCCCGTTCGTGATAGGCATCCAGCAGAGCCAGACGCTGCCGTTCCGCATCCTGTTGTTGAAGAAGCTCTTGAGCCTTCCTCGCCGCCAACGCTTCCGCGTAGGCTTCCACAGACGGGAATTCGTCTGCCGGCGGCACTTCAACAGGGGCGGCGGCAGGGCGCTGCGACTGCTGGCGCTCCCACTTTCGCTGCTCTCTTGCAAGTCGTTTGGCTACGATGGCATCGAGTTCTTCTTGAGTGAAGGTCTTAGCCGTCTCAGCCGCATGTTCTTCCGGCGCAACTTCATCAGCAACAGGCGCAGCCGTTACGTCCTGTTCTGGCACGGCTTCCGCCGCTGGCACTTCCATTTCTTCGGACATCTTGATTCCTGAGAATCCCTGGCCTACCGGACCAGTGCGGTCAAACTGTCAGTGCCGCCACCTTCGCCTGGAACGCCTTTACTCGGGCGTCGAGGTCCGCACGGTCGCGGTCGAGTTTCTGTTGCAGAGCCTGCAAGTCCGCAGTCTGCTTGGTTAGCGCCGCTTCGCGGTCGGCCAGCGTCTTGTCCTTCTGCGCGGCGGCAGTGGCCTGCGCGGCCACCTGCTTGTCAAAGTCAGTAATGCGAGCGGTCAGTTCCTTCTCGCGGGCGTCCTGCGCCTTCTTCTTGGCGGACGCATCGGCTGCATCGGCCTTGGCTTCGGCTTTCAGTTGCGCGGCCTCGGCCTTCGCTTCGTCCAGTTCCTTCTTCGCCTGCTCTTTCAGCTCGGCGGTCTTCTTGACCGCGTCGATGTTGCCTTGCCGCAGCGCCAGTTCGTCGCGCAGCGCCGCCAGCTTTGCCAGATCCTGCGGCAGTTGGTCAGTGAAATACTTCACGTAATCCACCGGAGCCGCGTCGTTGAATGTGGTCGGCATACTGGCCTCAGGCGTAGTAAGAGATGTTGAGGACTGCCCCGCCGAGTTCTTCAATGAATCGGATCTTGGACAGGTCGCCGTCGTATTGCAGCGTTACGCCTTTGGCCAGCGGCATTCCAATGCTCGCGGTCGGGGCCACGCCGTCATCGCGCCAGCGGACGTTCTGAGCGTCGGCCACGATCAGCGCCAGCGTCGGCTTGGCGTTCAGACCGTTCTTGTCGGTCGTCGGCACGGTCAGGCCCGTGGACGCGCTCAGCGAGGTGATCTGCTGGTAGCCCAGGCAGGAAGTAATTGCTTTGACGGCGGTGGACATGGGTCACATTCTCCAGCGTTCGGTCAGGGAACGCAGTGTAATGATTCTATCAGTAACCTCTTCAACAGGTGCGCCGCTCCAGACCAGACCAACGGGCAGGCCGGATAGAGTATACACCCCTGTGTCAAGAGGGAAACTAAGTGCAGAGCTAAAAGTTACATCGTTGCCGGTCAGGTTGTACGTGCCGGTGTCGAGCGCAAGGGTAAACGCACCCGGCGCAGCGTACACCAGCGTTACGTCGTTGCCCGTGACGTTGTACGCACCAGCGTCTAGCGCGATGTTGCGAGCCGACGTGAGCGTCGGGTCGTTGCCTGTGACGCTGTAACTGCCAGCGTCTAGCGTCAGGCTGTAGGCTGTGCCGCCAGCAGCGGGCAGGCCCGCCCACGGCAGTTCAGCCCACGGCGCTGCCGCCCATGTCACTCAGGCCACCCGCCAATCGTCAGTTGCTCGACCGCCTCGGCGGTGGTGCAGTTGTCCACATCAGATTCCAGCAGGTCGCTGCGAGCGCGTGTAGCTTTGATCCAGTTCCAAATCGCTTGCATCTGGCCCCACTCCGGGCCAGTGGTCTGACCAAGGCTGACCAGTTCAACCGCTCGGGCGGTCAGGTTGGCCTGCCGCCACTCGGGATAGCGGGCGAGGATGTGGGCCCGCGTTGCGGCTTTGATCTGCTGCTTCTTGGCGGCTTTGGCTGCGGGCAGCGCGGCGGCGGCGATCTCGGCGTCGGTGGGGCGGGGTTTGTTGGAGAGCCACTGAATATGCGTGGCGCCGTTTGATTCGGATAGAACAAAATCCGCATCTAGAACGAAACCCATAAAACTAAGTGTGGCATAAGCGTTCATTACAGCACCTCCGCCACGCAAAAAGTCGTCCCTGCAGCCAATCCTTTGCTGCCAGCGCTAGATCGGTATTGAAATTCCAGATATTCACCCACTAGTTTCGGCGCGAGTCCGGAGAAACCCATTTGGGTGATACCAGAGCCGGAAGTCCAGTTTTGATTTACAGCCCACGATGTAGGTGTCCCGTCAATGATTCTAATTTGAAAGTATTGTCCATCCGCCAAATTGTTTATTGGAAAACCCCATCCGCCAATAGTAACCACTGCATCTCGCCGCGCAACAAACTGGCTTGTACCTGTGTTTCCTGCATCGCCAATGTTTTTGTTGGCAGTCCAAACACCGGATCGAGCTGTTGGGACAACAAATGTATTTACCCCCTCCGTCGCGTTGGTTTGCGTTGTCAAGCGAAATACCATTTGGCACGGAATCCGCCCGTCATACTCCACAATCCAATCGGAATTAGCCGCAATGCACCGGAAAATCACGCACTCGTTGCTGATGAACAGCCGCGACCATTCCGCACCAGCAGACCCGCCGTTGATGGTGTCGCCGGAAGCAGGTTTCAGCAGCAGTTCGTAGTCGGGATCTCCCGTCTTGATGAACACCCCAACGCGGTCACCCACGGCGCAGGTGGCGGGCAGCGTAAAGTCACGATCAGCGGTGAATGGTCCGATATCTAGGATGTGCATCGTGCCGACAACGCCCGTGACGGCTGCGTCGGCGTTGGACTGCACCTCATTCAAGCCCCAGTTATTGCCGGTCGCCGCCGTGGCGATGACGCTGACAATCGCCGCACTGGTGAACGACACCGCGCTGCCGCTGCTGGACGCCTCAAACGTGCCTCGGGTCACCGTCGTGCCGCTGTGCGTGTAGGTGCAGTTGCGAGCAACCTCCCACGACGTACCTTCGGTGATGAGGATGTCTACCGTGGCGTCTGCGCTGCTGTAGGCGGTGCCGAACGACTGATAGCCAGAGGTCGCTGCGTTGAGCGTGATCGTGCCAGTGCCGGGCGTGCCGGTCACCGTCATCTGGACGCGGTTGCGATGCAGGCTCATTAGGTCACCGTGAACAGGCCAGAGGCGTTGAAGGTGAGGGTAAACGTGTCGCCGTTAGCCATCGTGATGCTGCTGCCGTAGTCGAACCACGCCACCAGCGGGTCGCCGGTCACCGTGTCGTCGTAGATCACAACATAGCGGAACGGTCCTACAGACCCGGAAGCCGTCAACACTAGATCGTTGAAGTCCAGCGAAAACGTGCCGCCAGACTGCGACGACGACGCGGTCGTCAGGTTGCGCGACGACAGGTTGGTGTAGCTGATTTCGGTGATCTGGCTGAGCGTGGCGTTGGTGTTGACCGGAAGCGTGTTCGACAGCGCCACGACAAACTGATCCGTGCCGCAGTTGACGCCTTCGACTAGATACTCGACCCACGGTTGGAACTTGTTGTAAGTCGCCATGATTGGTCCTTACGCGAGAAAGCGGAGCTTGTAGAGGGTCGAGAGGTACAGCGCAAAGATCTCGTCCATCTGGTTCTGTAGCGGCGTGTCTTCCTTCGGCACGACCTTGTAGCGGCCAGCCTCCAGCCGCTTGAGTTGGTCGGTCAGGAAGTCCACGATGTTGTTGGACTTCTTGGTGTTCTGCCGCACGACGGGACCGATGAGGCCGTAGCGCCCTTGGTACGCCTCGGCGAAGGCGTCTGCGAGCTCCACGATGCCCTCGTAGAACTTGTTCAGCGCCTTGTGCTTGGCGTAGCTGCGCGTGTTCAGGTGGACGCTGTGCGCCACGTCGCGGGCGAGGAATAGCTCACCCATGAAGACTTCGCAGGTCATTCTACGGCCTCCTGAGGCGCTTCGGCCTCCATCTCACCGCCACCCAGCATCTGCTGCTCCAGCATCCCCATCTGCTCGGGCGACGCCTCGGGCACGACGGGCATCATGTCGTGCGACACCATCGTGTCGCGCAGGGTGAGCATGACGATTTCCTGTACCTGCTCGGGAGTCATTCCCGCCTGCACCACGCTCAGACGCTTGGTCTCGGCATCGTACTCCTTGATGCGCAGTTCCTGCACTTCCATGCTGTTTGCCACCTGCTTGAGCATGCCGTGGAGTTGCTCCATCTCCTGCG